CTATGCCGCCCGCAAGGAATCGCTCGGCGTGGCTGACTTCGAAGAAGCCGAGTCCGAAGTCGGCTCGATCCTGAACCAGACGCAAGCTGGTCTGCTGATGCGCGGCGCCGACGATCCTGCGGTGCTGGTCTATGCGCTCTCGAAGTCTCCCGCTCGTCTGATCGAACTGTCGAAGATCGCCGATCCCGTAAAATTTACCGTCGCAGTCGCGAAACTGGAAATCTCCTTGGCTACCAAGAAAACAACCCGGCCGGCGCCCGAAGCGCGCGTGACGGCAGAGCGCGGAACTGGCTTCAACGCGACCAGCTCGCAACTCGACAAACTGCGCGCAGAAGCCGAGCGCACGGGCGATTACTCGAAGGTCGTCCAGTACAAGAAGCAGATGCAGAAGTAATCCAGTAGTTGCTACACTTTTTGTAAAGTAGTACCATTCGGGAAAGCGAAATGTATCGGGCATGAGATAAATCCTTGCCCGGTACATCGCAAGCATCAACGTATCTCAGCCCCATCGGCGCCTTGTGCGTTAGTCCTAGCTGGATGCGAAATCAGTGGCTAACCGCCATTTCTTTTCGTTGTTTTATTTAGGATAACCAATCATGGCACAGCCTCCGGCAACACCGTTCCTTTCGACTGCGAACTCGTTTTCGAAAGAGGAACGCATCGCATTCGAAAACCTCCTCGAAGGCTTCAATGACCAACTGGTCATGTCGAAAGCCGTCACTGTCTTCTCGAACGATCAAACGATGATGGCCCGCGCCGGCGATATGATCCGCCGCCCGATGCCGTACATCGCCCGTTCGTTCTCGGGCCTCGATCAAACCGCAAACTTTGTCGGCAAGACGCAGCTTACCGTTCCGGCCGCAATCGACACGATCCGCAGCTCCCCCTGGACGATGGACGCGACCGAACTTCGCGACGCACTGCAAGAAAACCGTCTCGGCACGGCTGCAAAGCAAAAGATCGCCTCCGACATCAACGTTGACGTGGTGAACGCCGTTTCGACGCTCGGCTCGCTCGTCGTGAAGCGCACGGTTGCTGCGACCGGCTTCGACGATCTGGCGCAAGCTGATTCGCTGATGAACGAGTCGGGCATCGACTACGACGGCCGTTACTCGGTCTTCGGTTCGCGCGATTACAACGCAATGGCCGGCAACCTCGCCAGCCGCGCATATCTGGTCGAAGGCCAGAAGGCAGCGACCGCCTACGAAATGGCAACGGTCGGCCGCCAAGTGGCAGGCTTCGAGCGCGTGCTGAAGGCTGACTACCTCGCGCGCCTGGCTGCTGCTGCTGGCGTGACGGTCACGGTCAACGGTGCGAACCAGTTCACCACGCCGAAGGCTCTGGCAGCATCGCCGAGCGGCCCGCTCCAGTCGAACGTCGACAACCGCATCCAGGCGCTGGCGATCACCGTCACGTCGGGCACCGTCAAGGTCGGCGATGCATTCACGATCGCAGGCGTGAACAACGTGCATCCGATCACGAAGATCGACACCGGCCAGCTCAAGACCTTCCGCGTTGTCGGCATCGTTTCGGGTGCAGGCGGCACGGGTACGGTTCAGATCACCCCGGCGATCATCTCGGGTCAGGGCGGTACGGACGCGGAACTCGCGTACAAGAACGTGACGGCAACCCCGGCAGCGGGCGCGGCGATCACCTGGCTCAACACGGTCACGTCGGGCGTGAACTGCTTCTGGAAGAAGGAAGCGGTCGAAATCCTGCCGGGTCGCCTCGCGGTTCCGTCGGATCAAGGTCTCGCAGTGATGCGCGGCACGACCGACCAGGGCATCGAAATCGTGATGACCAAGCAGGCGCACATCGAAACGTACAAGTCGCTGTACCGTGTCGATGCGTTCTACGGGGTGTCTGTGACGAACCCTGAAATGGCCGGCATCATGCTCTTCAACCAGACGTAAGCAACGTTTCTCGGGCGCCCTTCGGGGCGCTTCGCTTACCTTTGGGGGATTTTCATGGCGACTACCAGCGAGGCGCGTGCGCTTCCGTTTTTCACGGATCTCTTCGGCCTTCCGCTTGAGTCCGGCTCTATCTATATCGGCCAATCCGGGCTTGATCCTGTCGCATATCCTGCTGTCGTAACGTCCGACATCGCGGGCAGTGTTGTCGTTACTCAGCCGATCCGCACGACTCATGGCCACGCTGTTTCTGCCGGCGCGCAGATTCATTTGTATTGTCAAGTCCCGTATTCGATCACGATTCTTGATGCAGCGGGGCGAGTCGTATACGCGTCGCTGAACGAAACCGATCCGGTTGCGCTTGCCGTTGCATCATCCAGCGTTCAAAGCGCCGCAGATCTTGCCACGCTTCGCGCACGTTCTGGCTCGTCCACCAATCAGGTATGGGTTACTGGCTTTGGTCTGTATGTGTACATCCCGACAGACAAGACATCGCCGGAAAACATTCCGAGAATTATTGTAGGCAATGACGGATCGCGTTATTACCTCGATACGCAATATGTTCAAGGAGTATGGGTCAGCGCCAATTCTCCCGGCTCCCCCTCAATTCAGGGCGCGCATCTAAGTTGGAACGATGCCGGCGGATTGGGTCAGGCATTCCTTACGTCAAATAAAGGGCTTGGTGTAGGTGGCGTCGTTCTTAGAACGGTAAATATCGACGGCTCCGCAGAACTCGGACGAGTTACGGTCGGCTCGAATGGGTCGATTTCTTCAGATGGCGGCATTACTACGTTGTCGGGTGACATCCGATCTGCGGGCAATTTGATTGCGCAAGGAAGCATTGTCTCGCTTCTCGCCGACGGATCGCGCTCCCTCGCTTGGGATCCTATCAATAGCCGATACGTGCTCGCCGGCTCGGTGCCGCTTTTCGTCAATGGGTCTACGGCCGTTACGGTTACAAGCGGGATTTCGAATCAGCTTGCAAATGGTGTTGGCGCACTTGCGCTCGGGACTAACGCTGCGCCGACTCCGGCTCAGCCGGGCACATGGGCGCAGACAGGGACCAACTCGAATTCTGTCTACCTTTGGGTGAGGACTGCGTAATGGAATATCACTCAATTGCTAATCCGATTTGGGTCGATGCCAGCCGCACGATGATCTCGATCGACATCGTGTTCCCGGCGCTCAGCGATGCGCCCGTCAAATTCAATGCGTCGCCTGAAGATGTGATGCCGCACGGCCGCGCCATCTATGCAGAGATTATCGCTGGCGATCATGGCGCGATCGCAGAACCAACAATCACAGGCTAAAACATGTCGACCATCGGGGATCTCTGCGTAACTTCATCCGTCAGCTCGGATGATAAGCTGCCGATCTGGCAAAATTGCAATGGCGTAACCCGCGCACTTCCTATCTCGGTGCTCGACGAGCGCTATCTGACACAGGATGATATTGCTGCGTTGGCGGCAAGTGCAAAGGTCGAAACCTTCGTTTCTGGCGTGAATTTCACGCCTGGCGTTACGATTGGCCTGACGCTGGCGAATCAGTATTTCTCCGCGTCAAACATTGAAGTGTTCTTCGATGCTGCATTCCAAGGTCCGGACCAATACAGCTTGAGCGGGTTCGGCCTCGTTTTTTCGTCTCCTATTCCTGTAGGAGTACAGAACGTCTATGTACGTGGTGGCGCAACTCGCATTACCGGCGCTCCGAGCGATGGAACGGTAAATGATTCGTCTGTTGCGTCCGGGTCCACCCTTTGGCATCGCATCCACGACACGATTACCGTAAAGGACGCCCAATTTGGCGCTCGAGGCGATGGCGTGACGGATGACTCGGCTGCGTTCCAGAGCGCTTTGAATTGCGCAATTGCTCAGAACAAGCGGCTTGTGATCCCGTCTGGCATGTACATCATCAGCGTGCCGCTGGTTGCTCAATTTAGCAATTCCACCGGCGGCATCAATTACCAAGGGCGCCGGCCGCGCATTGAGGGCGAAGGGTCCGAGGGTACGCTGTTGTTTTATACCGGCGCAAGTGCATTGCCGGTTCTTTCGGTTATCGGTGCGGGGGATTACGTCGACATCCCGACCATTAAAGGCTTTCGGATCAACCGATCTTTCGTTGCGCCTTCAGGCGTCGGCTTGTGTGTCAATAAGATGATTCACGGCGTTATCGAAGACATTGAGGTTTCAGGATTCGATACCGGGTTGCAGCTTACCGATGTGAATTCATTCAAGCTCGTCAAGGTCAATCTTTCGAACGGGAATTATGGATTCTACGCACAGCAAGGCGGCGGTGGAGTAACCGCGCCAAATCTGATCGAATGGGATTCATGTGCGTTCGGCGGCAACCGGAAAGGCGCGGGCGTTTCACTTTTGGGTGATACCGTTTCCTTCAGAAATTGCTCGTTTGAGGGCAACGGGGATGGCACCACGCCAACTCTTACGTTGACTTTTAACGGCCAAACTGGATGCGCGGCGAGCAGTTTTTATAACAACTACTTCGAGGGTAATTGGGGGCAGGCCGACATCTACCAGACGCTTGTCGCGGGAATGACGCACGGCAATATGGTTGTCGAAGGGAACGTATTCGATAAGATCGATGTAACGAAATATGTTACGAATCACATTTTCGTTGATGCATCCGCTCTTGGGGCTGTCCCTAACGCCTTCAATATGCAGATCCGTGGAAACGGGTTCTTCAATAGTGGCGCTGCCCCTCATAACCCGGCCATCGTGCAGGCTTCAGGTGGAAGCGGGTATTTCGGTTTCCGGTCTAACGATCTGGTGAACGACAATACATACAGTTTTGCCAGTGAGCAGCCGACTATAATTTCCAGCTCGCTTATCGATGGCGAGGCTGTATGCCAAATAAGTTCGGCTGGCGTCATTTCGAATAATTATGGCGTCACGGCATGTTCAAAGACGGCTACGGGTCAATACACACTCACCATCCCGCAACTGACATCGGGAGCGGCCCTCGTTTCTGTCACGCCCAATACAACCACGATTGCGCAGGCTAGTGGTGCAGTAACGGGTGCGACGCAAGTAATTATCCAATTGGCCAATGGAGCAGGGGCTGCGGCTGACATCGCATCCACTGTCCGAGTAAAGATGCTTTGAGCTAAAAAAATAAATTTAGCCTAATCGGGGAATTGAAATGAATGATTTAGCAGCAAGCGCGGCAAAAGTTGCGCCGCCATTATCGGCGACCGTCGCAACGCTGCTCGGTTATGGGCTGCAAGATTGGTTGGTCGTTATCACGATCGTCTACACCATTCTGCAAACGGTCTTTCTGGTCTATGAAAAGTTGTTTCGCAAATGAACAATGAAAACCTTCAGAAACTGATTGCCGAGCTGCGCCGCGACGAGGGCGTTCGATACTCTGTCTACAAAGACACGAAGGGTATCGATACGGTCGGCGTCGGCCATAACCTGCAAGCGAAGCCGATGCCGCCCGGCTGGTCTTGCCCGCTCAATGACGTTCAGATCAATTCCCTGCTCGACGACGATCTCGAAGACGTGTTCCACGATCTCGACCGCGCGCTGCCTTGGTGGACGGATCTCAACGACGTTCGCCAGCGCGTCATGGCAAACCTATGTTTCAACATGGGGATAACGCGCCTGCTCGGGTTCGTGAAAGCGCTCACTGCGGCTCGCCAGGGCAAATACGATACATCTGCAGATGAGCTGCTCAACTCGGCTTGGGCGACTCAAGTCGGCATTCGCGATAAGAACGGCAATCCGGGGAGGGCGCAGCGCCTCGCCGACATGATGCGCAAGGGGGTGTGACATGGGACTGCTCGACATCACCGGTATCAGCTCGGTGCTCGACTTCGGTTCGAAAATAATCGATCGAGTTTGGCCCGATCCGCAGCAGGCAGCCGCGGCGAAGCTTGAACTATTCAAGGCGCAGCAAGCCGGCGAATTTAAGGAGATGGATCAAGCCTTCGAAATCGCCAAGGCTCAGATTAGCGTGAACCAGACCGAAGCCGGGAACGGCGCCGTGTTCGTCTCTGGCTGGCGTCCCGCGATCGGATGGGTATGCGCCTGCGCGCTCGCCTATCAGTACTTGATTCGCCCGATCGTCAGTTGGGGCGTGGTTGCCATCGGTCATCCGCTGCCGGCAATGCCCGGACTCGACGAAAACCTGTGGCAATTGATGATGGGAATGCTCGGCCTGGGCGGCCTGCGTACATTCGAAAAAGTAAAAGGGGCTTCGAAGTGAAAAAGATTATCAGCTGCGCGCTCGCGCTGTTCTGCTCGCTGGCACTTGGCGCCACGCTCAACCCAATCCAGCTGCTTAATCCGGCCGGCTCGACATCGGGGCAGGTCATCGCATCCACTGGGCCGACGACGGCGCCTGCCTGGTCGACGGTCACATTGTCCGGACTCGGCGGTTTAGCCAAGGCAAGTAACCTGTCTGATCTGGTCAGCGCCTCCGCCGCGCGCACCAATCTCGGACTCGGGACTGCGGCTACCGCCAGTACCGGGACGAGCGGCGCAACGATCCCGCTACTGAATGGCGCGAATACATGGGCGTCATTCAGTAGCGGGA